GTTGTTCGTTGTGACCATGCGAACGGTGGCGCGGGACTCGGTCATCAGCAGCACCTGCCACCCGTCCTGCGATTTCACAACGAACCGTTCACCCTTGTCAACAAAACCTTGATGGTCGATCAGGGTCACGATGGGGATGGCATAAGCCGCCTTCAAGAACGCAGGGTCGCGGCTGGTCACAACCTTCACCTGCTTCATCGATCACCCCCAACGTGATACTCGTAAACAGCAGCGTAACCTGCCTTTGCCATCTCGGACTCAACCTCGCGCTGAACACCTGCCCCGCCACCCGTGAAGGACGGTGACAGGACACAGATCGCCCAGCCAGCGGCGCGGAGGCTTTGGATCGTCCTGCGCTGAGTGTCGGTGAGATTAACTTGCAAATCGTCTTGGTGTTGTGTGTGCATTAGGGTCTCCAATAAAGAATGTCGAGCGCCACTACATAAGCAGCAAGAACGTAAACGATATAGAGCATCCATTCTGATCGGTTCATATCAAATCTCCTTCTCTTGAATTAAGGCTGTTAGTTCAGCGGCGGCTTTGTCATACCGTTCTATCTGCCGCTCATAGGTGGCATAGCGACGGTTTCCGCTAAGGCTTCCCACTCCGTATTTGTGAGCGTCATAGTGAGCATGAACTTGTCTGCGCCGCGCATCGTTCATAACGCCAATCAATGTGAGGCAGCGGTCTGCCTTCTTATTGGTCATGCGTCCACCTGCACAAAAGAAGGGTGACCCAACTCGGTCAACACCGATTCGATCAGTTCGATGGCGGCGGCATATTCCCGTCCACCTTGAGTTCGCAGCAGGAAGATGACCTTCTCTGCCAACAATGCATTGCGCTGGGCATCGCTGAGTTGCTCCCATCCAAGTCCATATGTAAACGACAACTGCCGTCGAATCTCATACGCTTGCAGCGATTCCCATGTGACTTGTTTCTTGCTCATTTCCTTTAATCTCCTGTTCGTGCATCACCACAAAACCATACTGTGGTTCCGTTTTGCTCTGCCCAGAATTGATCTGGGTGCGGCTTCCATTCACCGACATCGTCGTGCTTGGGGCGGCGCTTACTGACCGCGAAGTACAGATCGCCAATTGTGTAAACACTCGGCAGGGTATAGCGTTGATACCGACATTCCGATACCTCGGCAACATCCCAACCCAGAGTCGAGGCGAGAATGGTGACCGACTTCATGCCAGACCCCACTCGGCCAGCAGGGCCTCATCAGGCTCGGCATGAGCAGCAGGGACGGGATCAGCCCAGAGCCACGCCCCGTCATAGGCGCTGCCCTCAGAGTTCTCGACCGCCAGTTCAGCAGCGTCGGCTGCCGACTCAGCCTCGACCGAGACCGTAATGGTCTTGGTCAATTCGATAATGTAAGAATCCATCTCAAGCCTCCAGTTCGTAAACGATGCGAATATGTACCGATTCCTCTTCGAGGCAGGAGGCGGTGATGCGAACAGCCTTCACCATCTCCTGCGCCCACTGCATCTTTGCAGCATCGGTGTCTCCGTGATACTCAGGCACCCGAATGTGATGAGTCCATTCACCTTGGCGGAAATCATGCTCTCGGGTTAATTCAACGTGTAGGTTTTTCATCTTCTCTCTCCTTTTGAATCGCCCCCCACGGGGGGGCGGGTTGATTAGGCTGCCAATTTGATCTTGCTGAAGGCGACGGTGCCCAGCGATGCGATGCTGTTGACCGTCACGTTGTTCGGATACACGCTCGACACGTCCATGTGAATGCCCAATCCAATGGTCGTCACCCCCATGCGTTCGCCAATCTCGACCTGATGGCGTGCCGCTGGTGCGCCCATCCCATCCGTAAGAACGAAAAGCACCTTGCGCTCGGCCTTGTGGCGAATCAGCATCTCATGCGCGTACCGAATGGCGAAGTAATCGTTGGTGCCGCCGCCATGATGGACTCGGCGCAGTTCGGCTTCCTTGCGTTTAAACGATTGACCAAACGGCGACAAGACGCAGGTGCGATCACCGAACAGAGAAACACAGACGTCCACCCCGGCAGCGGTCAGCGCCTCTGCCAATGCCACGGTCGCGGCGACTGCCGTCGTGATCAGTCCATCGCTGAACATCGACTCGGAAACATCCAGCATCAGGACAACAGCAGAGTCAATCCCGGCGGTCTCAACTCGGCGCTTGAAGACACGGGTGTTGCCCGTCGCCACAGAATGCAAGGCAGCGACATTGACCGAACCAGCGCGGCGATGATGCTGGTGTTTCTCGAGCCCAGAATTCTCAAACAGGCGGCGCACCTCGAAGCGCAACTTGCCCGAAACCGCAGCGACATCACGGTGCTGAAGCGAGTTGCGAAGGCGAGGCTTCAGAGCCACGCCAGACTCTTCGCTATACGTTCCGCCGAACATACCCTCGGGGATGGTCGAGTTGCCTTGCATGGTCGGCTCGACCTCAAGCACGCGACCATTGAACCCTGCGGGACTCTTGCCGTTCTCTGGCAGAGCCTCAACAGCCTTGCGGGGGGCCTTGGCATCGCCCTGAGCCTCGCCCTGAGCCTCGCCAACACCCTTGCCAGTACCTTGCCCTTCACCCTCTCCTTGCGCGGCCTCCTGAGCCTCGCTAGACCCCTCTGCGGTGCCTTCGCCTTGACCTTCGCCAGCGTCCTCGCCAGCGTCCTCGCCAGCGTCATCTGACTTGCCGTCAGGCTGGTCGCATGGGCGACCGTCATCTGGCTGGTCGCGCTGATCCTGCGGGAGGCTAATCTGGTCGTAGACCCAGCGGGCAATGACAATGGTATCTGTGGTCGAGGTTGCCGTGTCAAGGCGGCGCTCGGCCTCCTCCCAGATGGGCAGGAAGTCGGCGGGGACGGGCACTCGCTTGCAGAACCCGCGCGTGAAAACGGCGAGGCTGAACGGGTAAGCACCGGGGGTGTTCCAGTTGGCGTGTGGGCTGGCAAGCGCCTCGGTGACCATGCCATCGAGCAGGGTGCCCAGCAGGTTGGTGACGTTGCCCAGCAAACCCGTGGCGATTGCCTTGCGCTCGATGCGGGCATCTTCCAAAGCATTCAGCAGGTTTCGGATGTAGGGGTTATAGACCGAGTAGATGGGCGTGAAATCAGTCCACTTGCGGTGCAGCAGTTCATGGACAACGAACCCAACCCAGCGATGGAACATCGCACGGGTGACGACAGAGTCGTCGTCGATATTGGCGAGGCACAACTCGCCGCAGCCAGACATCGATGCGGTCTGCGTCTTGTCGCAGAATCGCACGTTGATGCTGGGCAATTCCAAGGCGGCGCAGATAGTGTGCGCGGCCAGCGTGAGACCCCTGCGGGCCTCGAAGCCCTTCATTTTGGGCAGTCGCAGGGCGTGATCAAGACTCATGGTTTTCTCCGGTGATGTTGCGAACAAGGACTCGATGATATCACAGATTCTCGAGCAGGTAATCTGGATTGATGGTGGCAGCGTAAACGGCAGCCAGACCAGCAGCAGACTCGGACGGCTGACGGGCAGCCACGGCGGCTTGCCATGCCTCCGCTACTGGCATCCGGTCAAGGGCGCGGATGAAGGCGCAGACCGAGCGGATGGACGGGGCGTCGATAACGTCCCCGGTCTCGACCTTGCCTCGAGCCACGTTGATAGCCTCGACAACGTGCGTGGCGACCGCCAGCGTGGTGCCCGTGTGACGCATGACCGCAGCGATCTCTTGCGCGGGTTCCATGAATTTAAACGCGATCAGGCGGGCGAAGCGGTCGCAGAGCGCGGAGTTCATGGTGCGGGTGCCAGCGTACCTGCCGCTCTGGTCACCGTTGCACAGAGTGTTATCGGCAGCGAACACCACCACGCCGGGGGCGCGGCGCCATACAGACCCGCCAATGGTCACGGCGGCATTCGGCTCCAGCAGACCATTCAGCACGGCCAATTCAGCAGGGTCGGCGTTGGTCACCTCATCGAGCAGGATGACAGTCGATGGGCAGGTGTAGGCAGTCAGAAACCCTTTAGGCTCGAACACAGTCGCGCCATTCACCAGACCCGTCGCGCCAATGAAATCCTCCTGACCCGAATGCTTGGTGAAGTTAATGCGTGTAAACGCACGCCCCGTGCGGGCTGCGAACTGGCGGGCGGTCTCGGACTTCCCGGTGCCCTTCTCGCCACCGAACCAACAATTTTCTCCGGTGTCCTGCGACAGCAGCAGGTGCCGCAGGATGTCGGCGCTCCAGATGAAATTGTCGTCAACAGCCGGGGCAGCAGGGTGATCCCAGATATCGACCAGCACCTCATTCCCCAAACGGTCGGTCACCGAGATGTCGAAGACATCCACGCACGGCGCACGGCGCACCACAGTCGCCTCGACCATTTTCTTGATCACGGCCTCGGCATCAGCCTCATAGACTGCGGTCACGAACGGTTTAAACGCAGCGGCGACGGCAGCGGACACTTGCACCGCCACGGCGGCGTCATCGATACGGATGTCGGCAACCTGAGCGCGAAGCGCAGCGGCCTGAGCATCTGCCTTCTTGTCGAGCGCGGTCAGCGAGTCGCTCACCTTGAGGATGCCAGCGGCCAGCGCGGATCGGGTCTGGTCGATATTGTTGGCGACCGTCTTGACCCCGTCTTCGACGCCACGCAGACGATCATTGTGCAGAGCGGCGGTTGCCTTCAGTTGGTCAAGGGTTTGCTGGGCGGCATCGAGGTCGGTACGCAATTGCACGGTCGCTGCCACGGCAGGTGCTGGCGGTGTAAACGCTGGCACGGGCTTGCCAATCTTCGCCCCGTAAACGCGGGCCTGACCCGTCACCTGAGCCAGCGTCACCGTGCCGCGCTCGACCATGTCGGTCAGGCGGTCGCAAGCGTTGCCCTTGTCAACGAAGGGGATGCCCTGCGCGGAAGCGGCAGCCTTGATCACGTCAAGGCGTTGGCCCATGAGGGCCTTGCGGATGTCGGCGCGGTTCATTGTGCTGCCTCCTCTTCGATGTTGAAACTGTCGCCGTCGATGCCACAGACGGGCAGACCCTTGGCAGCCCACTTGTTGCTGACTCGGATGATGTAGCCGCAGGTCGGGCACGTTGCCTTCAGCATCCTTGTGCTTTGCGTCTTGGGGCCTTCGACGCTCAGAGCGGCGTGCGGATAGTCACCGAGGCCAGCGATGATCGCGCCGAAAGCCTCATCGAACAGGGCGGTTGGACGGGTCACGCGCCAATTGATGCCAACAGGCTCAAGGCTCATCGCTTCAGCGGCACGCTTGTAGGCGACCGTGGCGTGACTCAGGGCACCGCTAGTGGCGTGGCACAGTTGGCTCACCAGCACGGCCACAACATCGCGTGGCTGGTCGAGCGATGGCGCGACCATGATCTCGAAGGCGCGGTCGGCGCTGGCAACGTCAGGGAAAGCCTGACCGAGAGCGCCGCTGCGGCGGTGCGTCGTTGGGAACGCGCACGACACGCGAATCTTCGCGCAGATGGGAAAACCCGCATCCGCGAACATTGGGCGAAATTCTTCCACCGCATTCATTAGCCACTCTTCTCTGGTACTCATGGTTTCCACTCCTTGAGGCGGGGCGGTGCCGACTGACACCTCGAACCCCTGACTGTGATGATAGTGCGAACATCGTTTAGATGCAAGCGTTTAATTGAGCGATGTACTAGTCTCAATCGCAAGCCCTGACTCGCAGGGCAAGCGGCTGAAATCGTTTACAGCGGCAGCGGGTCGATGTTCATTGAGGCGAGGCCCTTGTCGGCCAGCAGTCGGTTGTGCAATTTTGCGAACTGCTTCTGGAGTTCCTTGCGCTCGGACGGCACCAGATAGTCAAAGACCCCAAACTCGCCCTGATGCATCAGGCGAATCAGGTCGATGGTCTTGCAATAGGCGTACTCGCGGGGTGTGTAGTCGTTGTGTACTCGCATGGTCATGGTCTCAGGTCGGTGTCAGATCGCACCCGCAAGCCCCCAGCGGGGGCAAGCGGCTGAAATCAGCAGAAGTCTTGGGGCGTCATCAGCGGGTTCGAGTAGCAGTCAAGCGCCGCCAGAGCGGCCCTCTTGAGGCTAAACTGCCCAATCTCTCGACCGTGGGTGCCTGTCGTTTTGACCAGCCATTCGACCTGATCACGGGTGCCCCCGTAGGACATGGTGCGCCGATACAGCACGGCGCGACCCTTGACCAGCACGGGCTTGCCCCATGTGATGCCGCTCATACCATCGACTCCCAGTCAGCCAGAGCGTCCGCTGCCGACGTTGTCGGAACGTCAAGAGCCTCCCAGACAATGCCGTTGATTTCAGGGTTCGCATGGGCCTTGGCAAGGCGGATGAACTCCCTTGCCTCACTCAGAAAGTTAAACGTCTGCACATATGCAAAGTCCTCCTCGCCTGAGCGGCGACCGACACAGACCCAGACCATACGCGCGGGGCTCATGCTGACACCTCATCGAGCAGGGCGCGGGCATCAGCCAGCGCACGGGCAGCAGAGCGAATACGCCAGACGGGGGTCGGGCTATCGACTTCGAGGGCAAGGCCCACAACCCAACCCGCGCGGCTCAGGGCGCCAGCGGCTTGCGTGTCGGACGTAAACGCCAGCCCATCATTGTCGATGAGTCGGCCCAGCACGTTGAGAACGCGCACCGACAGTTCGGGGGACAGTACTTTCATGTTCAGGCTCCGGTGCGGGTCGGTGCCGACAAGCACCTCACAACCCGCAAGCGAATGCTATCACAAGCGTTTACGCACGTGCAAGCACTATCGCATCAAGCAGGTACTGGTTTCGGGTCGGATGCGAGACCCACTAATTAACAAGTCGCGGGCGCGTGATGCGCGTGCGTGCGAATAACATCATTGTCAATCCCATGTCAATAGTAGGGTCAGGAAAATGGCGACTACTGTATAAACGTACATGCCTCTAGAAAGCGTTTAACGGGCTTTTGGGGCGTTTTTTCCTTTCAGGCTACCCTGCCCTCAAAAAATAAAGATCGGCGCTCCTGCGCGGTTTGTCTCTTTTACGCAACGTTTTTGTCCACAGGTTTACCCACAGTTTGCCAACAGGGTTGCCAACAGATTGTCCCCAGCGTTATCCACATGGGGACAAGGTGTGGACAACTTGACAACAGGTTATCCACAGACGACAATGCGAACAGAGCCTGACTTGCAGCGAGTCGAGGCGAGTTGTCAAGCAATTTTTGAGGTGAGTGATGGGCAGACTGACAGATCAAGACGACCGCGAGGCCCTGCTTGCGGCTTTGCAGGATGAGGCCGACTTCATGCCAGATGAGAATGACTCGCATCTAGAAGACCCGGCTGGCGGCGAAGCCGAACGGTTGGCGGCAGCAGCACAAGGGCCAACCCTACGAGGGGATGGAAGACATCTAGGAGCAGTCCATCAAAGGGTGATGACCCCCCAGCAGCAGAGGTTCGCAGACCTACTCATAGAGGGGAAGCCCCCGAAAGTGGCATACAGGGAAGCCTATCAAAACACGTCAGCAGCAGACAGCACCGTCGCAACAGCGGCCTACAAACTGCGACGGCATCCCTTAGTGGCCAAGGCAGTACAGGACGCCGAGGAACAGACGCAGGACGTGCTGGTCGAGGACACTCAGGCGGCCAAGAGGTTCGTGCTAAGGAGTCTCGTTGCACTCAGCACAGAGGCGAAACAAGAAGGCTCCCGCCTGAAGGCTCTCGAACTTCTGGGCAGGGCCAGCGGTATGTGGCGCGACAAGCCTGAGGTCATCACCAAGCAAGTAACAGCCGCCGAACTGAAGGCTCAACTACAGGGACACCTGCGTCTGGTCGGCAACGGCAAGGCGGTCGAGCGGACGGACGTAAACGCTAGACAGGTCGAGCAGGTAAGCGATCAGGCGGACGGACACACGGACGCATGACGTGGCGGACGCACACGGGCACATACGCGCACCCACCCGCACCCGTACACCCGCGCACACACATAAGGCACCCGCCCGCACGTTACGCTCGAATCCATACAAACGAATATGTTCTTGGTATAACCCCCCCCTTCATTCCCAATTCCAAACACCCCCCCTATATATATTTTTGGAAAACACAAAGATGCATACAAATGTTCGCACCGAGGAAGTAGTTGATTACGCATATCCAACGATGATGGCGGAGCGTGCGCTTAAACGGGTGCATGATGCGGCCTTGGACAATGACTTCGATTTGGCGATGGATGAAGCCGTAAACGCTATAGCTCAGATGCGGAAACTCCACAATGCTTTGTGGTTCATGCAGAACAAGGCAGAACTGAAATGAATGATCGGTGGCAGTTGGTGTTTGATTTCATCAAGGCTTACACACGCAAGCACGGTGTAGGCCCGTCTTATGCCGTGCTTGCTTCTGGTCTTGGCATGAAGTCAAGAGCCAATATGCACCGGATTGTGAAGAGACTTGAGAAGGAAGGCTTGCTGCAAACCAAGCCCAAGAAGTTCTATTCCATCAAGGTGGTGGACAAGTCGATTAGCGAAATCACATCCCTATGACGTTGTTAAGCAAGGCAGAACTGTCGAGTTACTTGTCCGTGGTGGACAAGGTTCCCGCCAATGAGCGGGACAAGATCATGGCTCTGTTGGAGTTTGATCGGCTTGAGAGATGCCGGGAGTCGTATCTGTTCTTTGTTAAACAGATGTGGCCCGGATTCATTTCAGGTAAACACCATCAGATCATGGCAGATGCTTTTGAGAGGGTTGCTAGTGGTGACTTGAAGCGGCTAATCATCAATATGCCGCCTAGACATACAAAGAGTGAGTTTGCTTCTTACTTGCTTCCTGCTTGGTTCCTTGGGAAGTTCCCGCAGAAGAAGATCATTCAGACTGCCCACACTGCTGAGTTGGCGGTTGGATTCGGGCGGAAGGTGAGAAACCTTGTGTCTGCCGAGAACTATCAGAAGGTGTTTGCCACCAAATTGTCCTCTGACAGCAAGGCAGCAGGAAGATGGAACACAGGCGCTGGGGGTGATTACTTCGCTATTGGTGTTGGGGGCGCTGTAACAGGTAAAGGCGCTGACCTATTGGTTATCGATGACCCCCATTCAGAGCAAGAAGCCAAGCAAGGCAACCCTGCTGTGTATGACAACGTCTATGAATGGTACACATCCGGCCCGCGACAGCGTTTACAGCCGGGGGGTGCCATCATTATTGTGATGACCCGCTGGTCTAAGCGGGACTTGACGGGGCAAATCCTCAAGAACTCATCGAAAGACGGGGCAGATGACTGGGAAGTGATTGAATTCCCGGCCATTTTGCCGTCCGGGAACCCATTGTGGCCCGCCTTTTGGACAAAGGAACTGCTGGAATCTTTGCGTTCTGAGTTGCCTGTCTCGAAGTGGGAGGCTCAGTACCAGCAAAACCCCACCTCAGAAGAGGGGGCCATCATTAAGCGGGAAAACTGGATGATTTGGGAGGATGAAGACCCTCCCTCATGCAGTTACATCATCCAATCATGGGATACAGCCTTTGAAAAGAACAACAGAGCAGACTATTCGGCTTGTACAACATGGGGAATCTTTGATCGAGCAGATGCCAATGGTTCTTTGAAGCCAAACATCATCCTTTTGGACGCTTTTAAGGCCCGGATGGAGTTCCCAGAACTCAAAGAAAAGGCTTTTGAGATGAACAAAGAATGGCAGCCCGACACTTTGATAGTGGAAAAGCGGGCATCTGGTGCCCCTTTGATCTATGAAATGAGGCAGCGCGGAATTCCTGTATCTGAGTACACACCGCACAAGGGCAATGATAAGATATCTCGCGTAAACGCCATCAGCGATTTGTTTGCATCAAAAATGGTTTGGTGCCCCGAAACAAGATGGGCAGATGAAGTCATGGAAGAGATGGCGTCATTCCCAAACGGAGATCACGACGACTTGGTGGACTCTGCCAGTCAAGCGTTAATGAGATTTAGACAAGGTGGGTTCTTGCAGTTGCCCACTGACGAAGAAGATGAACCAACTATGTTTAAAAGCGCCCGTAGGGCTGCTTATTATTAAAAGGTAATACCATGATTGATAAAGCATTGACTAATAATCGCAATATGCCAGAGGGCGATGGCATTGAAATTGAAATTATTAACCCAGAAGGGGTTAAGGTCGGTGTAGATGGTATTGAAATTGACCTCATGCCAGAGGAAGATAATGAAGAGTCCTTTGATGCTAATCTGGCAGAGTATATGGAAGACTCTGCTCTACAGAGTATTGCATCTGATTTGATTGATTTGGTGGATTCTGACGTTAACTCACGCAAGGATTGGGTTGATGCTTTTGTCAAAGGACTTGAAGTTCTTGGCATGAAGTACGAAGAGCGCACTGAACCGTGGTCTGGTGCTTGTGGTGTTTACTCAACGCTGTTGACGGAAGCGGCCATCCGGTTTCAGTCAGAGATGATTACCGAAACTTTCCCGGCTCAAGGCCCAGTCAAGACCCAGATCATCGGTGCCATCGACAAGATGAAGGAGGAGGCAGCCTCCCGTGTCCGCGACGACATGAACTTCAAATTGACCGAGGAGATGATCGAGTATAGAGCAGAGCATGAGCGGATGCTGTACTCCCTTGGTTTAAGCGGGGCAGCGTTTAAGAAGGTTTACTACGACCCGGCTATCGGGCGTCAAGTTGCCATCTTCCTTCCTGCTGAAGACATGGTGATGCCCTATGGGGCATCAAACATTTATAACGCAGAGCGCGTCACCCATGTGATGCGTAAAACTAAGAACGAAGCCAAGAAACTGCAAGTGGCTGGCTTTTATCGGGATATCGATCTGGGCGATCCGGTTCATATCTTCACGGACGTTGAGAAGAAAAAGGCAGAAGAGCAGGGATACAGCCTGACGGACGATGACCGCTATCAGTTTTTAGAAGTCCATGCTGATTACGACTTGCCGGGATTTGAAGATGAAGATGGCATTGCTCTGCCCTATGTCATCACCATTGAGCGCGGTACGCAGGAAATTCTTGCCATTCGGCGCAACTGGGAAGAGGGCGATGAGCACAAACTGAAACGCCAGCACTTCGTTCAGTACACCTACATCCCCGGCTTCGGCGCTTATGGTCTTGGCTTGATCCACCTGATCGGTGGTTATGCCCGTGCAGGTACTAGCCTGATTCGCCAATTGGTGGATGCGGGTTCTCTGTCGAACCTTCCCGGCGGTCTCAAAAGCCGAGGATTGCGAATTAAAGGTGACGATACTCCTATTGCTCCGGGTGAATTCCGGGATGTGGATGTTCCATCGGGGACTGTCCGCGACAACATCATGCCGCTTCCTTACAAGGAACCTAGCCAAACCCTCCTTCAGTTGTTAAACCAAATTACAGAAGAAGGCAGACGCCTTGGCGCAATCAGCGACGTAAACATCAGTGACATGAGCGCCAATGCTCCAGTGGGGACGACCTTGGCGCTCCTTGAAAGAACGCTGAAAACCATGAGCGCCGTCCAAGCGCGGGTTCATGCAAGCCTTCGGATGGAGTTCAAACTCCTGAAAGCCATTATCAGGGATTTCACGCCTACTAGTTATGCATACACCCCTGATGGCGGGGACAGGAAGGTTAAACAGGCTGACTACGACATCGTTGAGGTGATCCCGGTCAGTGATCCAAATGCTGCAACGATGGCCCAGCGGATCATGCAGTATCAGGCAGCCATTCAGTTGGCCCAAGGTGCCCCACAGATTTACAACCTGCCCAAGTTGCATAGGCAGATGCTGGAAGTTCTTGGCATTAAGAATGCCGGGGACTTGATTCCCGGTGAGGATGACCAGAAGCCAAGAGACCCCATCAGCGAAAACATGAGTTTCCTGACGGGCAAACCCACCAAAGCATTCATCTTCCAAGACCAAGATGCCCATATCGCCACCCATATGGCGATGATTCAAGACCCCATGATCATGCAAGTGATGGGTCAAAACCCAATGGCTCAACAGATGCAGGGCGCAATCATGGCCCATATTGCAGAACATTTGGCATTCTCATACAGGTCAAAGGTTGAAGAACAACTTGGTGTTCCGCTTCCTCCTCCTGATGCAGAACTTCCCCCAGAAATCGAGGCGCAACTGTCTCAGGTTATTGCTCAGGCTGCCCAGCAACTCAAGGGCATTAACCAGCAACAGGCTCAACAAGCCCAAGCCCAACAGCAAGCCCAAGACCCATCGCTTCAATTGCAGCAGCAAGCCTTGCAAGTCCAAGCGCAGGATGTCCAGCGCAAGGCGCAAGACGATGAGCGTAACTTCCAAATCGCCCAACAGAAACTTCAGTTGGAGCAGCAGAAGATGCAAATGGATGCCCAGAAAGAGGCCGCAAGGATGCAAATCCAAGAGCGTCAGAACACCGCTCGACTTGCCTCCCAAAACCAACAAGCCAATCAGAAGATGCGGATTGATGTTCTGAAGGTAAACGCCCAAAACAACAAGGCACCTAAACAATGAATAAGTATTTCGAGATCATCTTGAAAGAGATTGAAGAACGCCGGGAATATGTGGCTAAGGCCCTTATCGAAGGTAGCGCAAAAGAATATTCCGAGTATCGGAGTATGTGTGGCGAAATCCGGGGTCTTTCGCTGGCACACCATACCGTAACTGACCTTGTGCGAAAACTTGAGAAAGATGAAGATGAGTGAAATCCTAATTGCGTCCCATGAAGGTGCCGAGCCGACCATCCTGCCAACCTTGGCAGAGCAAAAGGCAAAGCAACTTCCCGCTCCCGCCACTTACCACATCCTGTGCGCCCTTCCTGAAATTGAAGATGCATACGACAGCGGTATTGTGAAATCCGGGCAGACCATGCACTTTGAAGAAGTCATGTCACCCGTGCTATTTGTGGTTGCAATGGGGCCAGATGCTTATGCAGATAAGACCCGTTTCCCAAGCGGCCCTAGTTGTCAGGTTGGCGACTTCATCCTTGTTCGGCCCAACACGGGAACCCGAGTCAAGATTCACGGCCAAGAGATGCGACTCATCAATGATGATTCCGTCGAAGCCACCGTTCAAGACCCGCGCGGGATTTCAAGGAGTTAAGCATGAGTGAATACAAGTTCCCGGATGAATCCGAGATTGAAAACCCGTCAGCCGTAAACAACAACGATGAAGTTGAAATCGAAGTTGTAGACGACACCCCTCCAGAAGACAAGGGCAGAGCGCCCATGAAGGAGGCTCCTGCCGAAGTTACTGATGAGGAACTAGAGCAGTACGGAGAAAGCGTCAAGAAGCGTATCCAGCACTTCAGCCGTGGTTATCACGATGAGCGCAGGGCCAAAGAAGCAGCCTTTCGTGAGCGTGAAGAGGCAATTAACATTGCTCAAAGGGTTATGGAGGAGAACAAACGCCTCCAAGGAAGCCTTGGTGAAGGCCATGCCGCGCTTATTGAACAAGCCAAAATGGTTGTTAATGGCGAGATCGAAGATGCCAAGCGCAGTTACAAAAAGGCTTATGAAGATGGGGATTCAGATGCCCTTATCGTTGCCCAAGAAGCCCTAACTGCCGCAAAAATCAAAGCGGACAAGGTAAACAGTTATAAACCTGTTGCACAAACGCAAGATGATGTGGTACAACCGCAATATCAGAGGCAGCCAGAGGTTCGGGTTGATACCAAAGCGCAGGATTGGAAGAACGCCAATCCTTGGTTTGGGGACAACAAGAAGATGACGGCTGTGGCTTTGACGATACACCAAGACCTTGTAGATAGCGGAGTTAGCCCGACAAGTGATGAGTATTACGAACGCATCAACGCAGAAATGCGCGACACGTTCCCGAGTGCTTTTACCTCGGAAAGAAAAAAGTCAAATGTCGTGGCATCCGCCAGCCGTAGCACTGCACCCAAAAAGATCGTGCTTACGCAATCTCAGGTCAATATCGCCAAGCGGCTGAATGTTCCTTTGGAACTTTATGCAAAGCAGGTTGCAGAACAATCAAGGAAATCAAATGGCTGAAACTCGTACAAACCGTGAAAACGAAATCCGAGCCAAAGTGGAGCGTCCTGCAAAGTGGATGCCGCCGCAATTGCTCCCCGAAGTCATTCCTGAGGACGGGTGGGCATATCGTTGGATTCGTACCAGCACGTTGGGCAACGATGACGCCATGAATGTTTCCTCCAAATTCCGCGAAGGTTGGGAGCCTGTCAAGGCTGCCGAACAACCACATATGCAATTGATGCACAGCGCCAAGCACCGCTATGCAGACAGTATTGAAGTTGGTGGATTGATCCTTTGCAAAATGCCGATGGAATTTGCCAAACAGCGGGATGCTCACTTCCAGCAGCAAACCGATGGTCAGATGAGTTCGGTAGACAACAACTTCATGCGCGAGAACAACCCCAAGATGCCGCTTTTCAAAGAGCGTCGATCTGAAGTGTCGTTCGGGCGCGGTTCTTAAATTCTAGGAGTCTTAAATGGCATATCCTGTTATTGCTGGCCCTTACGGGCTACTTCCACAAAACTTGATTGGCGGTCAGGTTTATGCGGGTTCGACCCGCTCTCTGCCAATCGCTTACAACTACGGCACCAACATTTTTTACGGTGACCAAGTTGTTTTGACCCGTGGTTTCATTACCCGCGCAGCAATTGGCGCAACAACTGCTGTAAACAGCATCACCGGAATTTTTCTGGGGTGCTCGTACACCAACCCAGCAACCAAGCAAAAAGTTTTCTCGCAATACTACCCAGCATCTACGCTGGCTGGTGACATTGTTGCTATCGTTGCAGATGATCCTGACACCGTTTACAAGGGTGTTGTTTGCTCGGCCACCACCGTGCTTGCTTCTGGTGCAGTTGCAATGGTCGGCACTAACCTGTCGGGCATCGATAACAGCGGCGGCAGTACCACATCTGGTAACTCGATCAATGCGATCCTTGCGCCAACGGCTACTCCAGTCACCACCATCTTGCCTTATCGCTGTGTTGGTGTGGTTAATGAGACCGCCATTCCTCTGGGCACTGCGGTTTATAGCAGCATCTCTACGGCAACGATCACAACCGCGGCTAACGTGGCATTTGCTGTTCCTGTGGGTACTGATGTGGCATGGCTTGCACCTAACGGATCGCTTGTTCAAACGGGTTCATTTGTGGTCACCGCTATTACAGCCAACAACACG